AGTGCTACTCTTCTTTGTTCTATGTCTTCAGAAAATCTATCGTATGATTTCATCTCTTTTTAAAGTAATGGTTAATCACCTCTAATTGATCATGATAACGTGAAATTTTATCTAACTCAACTCCTATTGCCTCAGTTATATCAGAGTGTTCTCCAATACCTGCTGGATGTTCTAGATAAACTTCAACATTAGCTTTGTGCTTTTCGATTTCACCAGTAGCATGTGCTGATACTGCTCTAATTAATTGATCTCTCATGTGTAATGCCATAATAAACTCCATATTATCTAGGAGTATTTATAGATCTCCCTCTGCACGATTTTCTGACTTATGAACATCAAACTCACCACCAGGATAACGTGCTTTTAGTTTATCTACATTCATCTCCATAATCTCATCAAAACTAGTATCAAGTGCCATACATGCTTGTGCAAGATACCAACAAATGTCACCTAGTTCTCTCTTCATATGAAAGACATTCTCTTCATTATATGGTTTACCTTGGAAGATAATTTTCTTTACTACTTCAGTAAACTCTCCTGATTCTGCTCCCATACCAAGGGCAGCAGTGATTAAACGATGAATAGGGATTCCATCATCACCAGACTGTATCTCAAAGCATCTAGAATTAAATGGAATGTAATCCCTAGATTCTTCAGATGTTACTGCATTAACGAATTCCATATAGGCATCCGTATTTACTCGCTTAGTCATACTTTAGATCTTGAAAAGTTTTCTTTGATTTGAATTTTTTTACTAAGTCAACCTCAGGTTCACCAGCATCAACTAGATCTTTCTGAGCTTCCTCTATATCATACAACCTCATCTTTGATCTGTCAATACCTATACAAAATCTTTTGTAAGAAGTAGGATCATTGTATCTATTCTTCAACTGCTTGACCATAATTTGATTCATCCCTTCCAACTCTTCTGTAGAAATAAGGGCAAACATAAGGTCAGCAGTAGCAGGGAGTCCAAAAGATTCAGAGGTGTCAGTAAGGTCCACATCGCTACTGCCGTAGCCGCTACGAGTAGTTTGAGTGGCAGATATAATCGGAACGTTCGCCTCAACTGCGAGACCCCTAAGTTCCTCTGCGATTGCTTTGACATAAGTGTAACTGTTAACGATAGATCCTTTGTACCTCTGGGAAGCACAAATATTTAAATAATCTACAAATATAATATCAGGTCGAATAGATCTTTTAAGAGCAAGATCATTAATAAGAGATTTAAAGTGTCCAACATGTGCTGACGCAGTAGGATACTCTTTAATAATTAATTTACCTTGAGTTTTCTTAGCAAGATTTGCAATCTTCTTTTCAAACATTACCTTCGGAAAATCCGAAAGTTTTTGAATGGGGATGTTGAGTAAATTCGCATCAATGCGTTCAGCGATTTTTTCCTCCGCCATTTCCAACGTGATGTAAAGGACATTCTTCCCTTGAAGAAGGGCAGAGGAAGCACAGTGACACATAAACAAAGACTTGCCCACACCAGTACCAGCAAGTGCGATATTAAGAGTCTTGTTAGGAAGACCACCCTTCGTAATTTTATTGAATAAAGATAGATCAAAAGGGATCTTATCTTCTTTGCGATGATAGAAATCATATCTTGCTTCTGCGTCTGAGACATAATCATGTCCTACGTGTTGATCGAATGATACACCAAGTGCTTCAGATAAAATTTGTGGTATAGCACCCTTATCTTTTTTAGAATCCTGACCATCAGCAATCTTAACACTCTCCATAAGAGACAGATAGATCGCACGTTCTTGACACCACTTCTCAGTAGCATCTAGTAACCAGTCATGGTCTGATATATCATCAGAAAGAACATTTAGAACTCCAATAACATCTTTAAATTGTTCTTCAGTTAGATCAGTTCTTTCTTGACACTCAATTCCTAAGGCATTAAGAGATGGTAACGCATCATACTGACTAACATATTCATGAATCTCTAAGAAAATAATCTTGTGTTCACGTGCAGTAAAGTATTCTGACTTAAGGAATGGCAATACCTTTCTGGTATACTTTTCACTGTATACCAGATTACTGAGAATAGTTACTTCTAGATTCATAGGTAGTGAAGATAAGATCCGAGAATGTATTTTGTACCTTTAGTAACTGGACGACCCGCATGGCGATACATCCAATTTGGAGGGAACACTAATATTCTAGCACACTTTGGAGTAATTGCATGATGAATTTTTGGGAAGTCTGTAGTTCCACCTTCCTCAACGTCATTCAAATATAAAAAACATACCAAAAATCTACGAGCAGAATTATGATCTCCAACATCAACATGATCTGCAAATTCATCACCAGAATTTTCACGATATCGTTTAATTCTAAACTCCTCAAAAGCATACTTAGCAGGAAAATCTGGACCCATTTCCAACTCATCTACGTACCGACTAACAGCTTCAATAAAATGAGATTGAACTTGTGCTTGATGACTCATCCATTCAATATCCCTTGCCGTGTACCGTTCAGATATATTCATCTCAGTAAACGTAGGTCTTTGTAGTCTATCGATGTATGTGTGATGATCTTCCGAAGAATTAAATGATTTTATAATATCATCACAGAATTCTTTATCACAAATATCATCATAGACTTTTATATAATCTATAAGTCTTTCGCAAGGTTTGATTACATCAGATAAAGAAACCTGTAAAGGATTAACTTCCATAACGAAACTCCTGTGCAGCAATTTCATCAAGTGCTTGCATCACTTCAGCAGTAAAATATGTTTCTGGATCCTTAAGTATTTGTTTGGCATAAACTTTCTTACCGTTCATCTCATATCTACCTGCTACATTCTTCCACAGTCCACCCCTCTCACCTAATTCTAACAATCCATAATACCTATCAAGACCTTTATCATAATATAAACGTGTTTCAATTTGAGAATTCTCTTTCGTTAGTCTGGATTTTTGTGCTTTGCATTTGATAATATTTCCAACAACCTCAGTACCATCCTTTTCCTTCTTTTTTGATAGATATATAATTGTTGATGAAGCGTATTTGAGTCCACTTCCACCTCCCATTTCTTTCGTAGGCACATAAGAACCAATTACATCATATGTATGATTAGTAACGAGCATTGGAACATTTGCTTTACCTAACTTAAGAGTAAGAACACGGAACGCACCTTTAATAAGTTGACTCTTAGTCATGTCACGTACCTGTTTATCTGCGGCAACGTCTGCAATCTCCTTCTCTGTAGAAAGCATACCTAGAGAATCTAAAACAAACATTAAGGGTTGTCTAGAACTTGGTGGTTGTTCTACATAATTGTCTAAGATTTTACATGCTTGAGTTCTGAACTGTTCGATAGTTGCAACAGGAACTATCAACATACGATCAGATGCAATACCACGATCTTCAATCATCTGCTTAGATATAGCAGACTCAGATTCAAAATAAATTACTCCAGCATCGGGATTGCTGTCAAGAAAATGCTGAACAATCCCAAGGCAAAAGAAAGTCTTGCCAGTAGAAGACTCACCAGCGATAGCAGTGATTTTGTTTGAGGGAACTCCACCGTAGATTGAACCGCTAACCAAAGCATTGAAAATGTGACTACCAGTATCAATGAAATCAGCACTGTCTCCTGCTGAGACACCATCACTAACAAGTCCTGCATACTCATTACCAATCTCCTTTGCTACATCTGTTAAAAAACTCATGGACTTTTTTTAAATAATTTTGTAATGTAATTAGAACGTTTCATGGCACGTTCAAACCATTCTGCTTCTGATTTGTCGAAGAACTCTTTCTCATCTGGCATTGCACCAGCACCGAAAGCTTTCTGATATTCAACAATGTATGTGGTCATCCGAATAAAAATTCAAGGTTAGCAACTTTTTCTGGCTTCCATCCTATCGTGTCCATGATAACTTTAATTGGTTCAAGAAAACTCTTGTTGAATTGTAAGTCATAATCCACCTGTTTGTCAAGCCCAAACTCACGAGGAAAAGTGCTCAAGAAACTGATCACATTTTCTCCGATCTTGTTAGGTGTCTTTAAGTATACAAATTTAATCTTTTCGCCATCCTGTATTAAGGGATACTTATGTTTCAATTTGTTTTTCTTATTATGAAAATTGTAGAGTAATGCTCCTCTAACATGAATAGGTGTTCCCTTTGCGTAAAGGGTAGCAGGATGTGCCCATTTATTTAGATTATTACAACCTCTTGGAAATGAGATATCTTCAATAGGTAATGATGTAAACTCTTCCCTAAAATCAGCAATGAATTTCTGTGCTGCATCTTCATCTTTGTTCATAATCACAGTCATACAATCTCTAATTGCTGTACGACAAGCAGCAGGAGTAGAGGACTTAACTGCTTCCAAACCCATGATCTTAAGTTTAGGTTTCTCATATCGAACACCTTCACTATCCCACACATTAAGAATGTAACGTTTCTTAGCAGTCCATATACCTTTATTAGCAATGTTCTCTCGCTTCATGAACATCTTCTGTTCATAAGCACCTACGTACTTGGCCAATTCTTCATAAGAACTCGTAATATACTTCTCAAGTTCCATCTCACAGATCTTATTAAGGAACGAGACAATGCTCTTATCAGTTTTCTCTCTGCCCTTGTATACAGTTTCGACCAAAGGACCAAGGTTGAGGTAGATACTATCAGTATCACTAGCAATAACATAATCTTCCTCCTCTGTTTTAAGTATCTTGTTTAGATACTTATTCATTTTGTTTTCAATCCAACGGATGCTAACCTGCCCACTAAGAGTAATCGCCTCAGCATTAGCCAAGTTGTAATATCTAAAGTATTGATTTCCAATGGCTCCATAAGCTGAATTGAGCTGTATTTTTCTAGCCATTTGGATGTTATTGAATTTACTAATAGACTTTTGTAATTCGGTACTTGGCTGAACTTCATAATCCCTCTTCGCTTGAAGCATTTTCTTTTTATAAATCGTTCGCTCATTGTAAATCTTCTCCATCATTTCAGGTAAGAATCCCCTTATGTCCTTGCGGTATTGTGCTCCATTGGCACACACTGCAAAGTCTCCATCGATCCGAACTCTTCTATTGAGCAGTCCTTCAACTGTGGCAGTGGGGTGTCTCCTGTCGGCAAGCGTTTCGGGGGAGATGTTGTACTGCATGATAAGGTGAGGGTACAGACTGTTAAGGTCAAAACTGACCACCCAATCATAGATGCCAGGCTTTGGTTCCTTGACATATGCTCCTGCGTATTTGTCATCTTTCTTTGTCTTACTTTTCGGTGGTACTACCACATTGAGCTTACTTAAGTCATTATATATCAGTGTGTCCCAGACTCTCACCTGTGAATACACATCTGTGAAATTAACCTTAGCATCATATGCCATAGCAACACACAACTCAATCAGTTTCATCTTGTCTTCCAAACGGTCAACAAGTTCAACGTCGATTATATTATACTCAATAAATTTTTGCCAACCCTTTGTGTAGAAATCCTTAAATGTATCAAACTCACTATGATCTAATTTCTTCTGCCCAAGTTCTACACTAGCAATATAATCCAAACGATAGGATTCCTGTGCCTTGTAAGTAAA